ATCCGAGCATTTAAGCTTATCTTCTGGACCCTTTTAATCTCAAGAAAATCCTAAGTAATTTTAGTTACCAGCATTTCCTAAGACAGGGCACTATTTAAAAGTGATCTTGATTTCCGGTTTTCGAACGAAGTCAAACTTGGGCTTAAAACCTCTTGTTACTTCATTAAAAGCTTCCGAATCAAAGATTTGATTCTCAAACTTTACGAACTCAAAATTCTGAGCATACAAAGGGTCAGAGATTTCTTTAATGAAATCTAAGACTTTAAGAGGATTATCTAATCGCTCCTTTTGTATATCAGTAAGTTCAGTAAATAAGAGATCAGCCTGTAATGACAGTAACTCAGTATGATGCTTTAGAAGCATGTCTAATTCTAAATCTAAAAACTTTTTGGATTTCAGGAATTTAGACCGGTTCTCTAAAAATTCAGTGAGATATAAAAGATCATATTTCATATGTCAAAGCCGTCGATTGGTATCATAACTCGTGTCAATATCCAAACCATGTCGTAAAAGACTAAGGTTAGGATACGAGGTATCTTTACCAAAAAAAATGTTAGCAAAAGAGGATATACTTTGAAACCGAGTTTTAAAATATTTAAAACCATCAGAATTAAAATATAATCTTTCTGTTAATTTTTTATCTAACTCTAAAGATTTATTATCTTGGATCAAACCTTGATAATATAACTCTAGTTCATTAGACGATAACAAATGATCCAAAATATTGATCCTATTATCATTAGTATTTAACTTATTTATTCTATCGATAGAGTTTTTAATTCTATGGATGATAATAAGTTTAAATGTCATGATATTCGTGGAGGCAAAAAATCTATCTCGTTTAGAGATAAGAGTTACATCCCATTTCCCAGTTTTCATGTAGTTTAAGACTACTTTACTAATGAGATTAGGAGTCATTCAATTAATGTTTCTACCAAAGAAACTTAAAGGTTTACTCTTATCTGTTATTAAAGAAAGTACATCACCCATGGAGATAATCCCGGCTTGAAATAGTTGTGTACTAAACCCCACTAATGGGTATATTCGATCTACAGTTTTATCTCTAGATCTTCTATTACCAATTACTAAAAGTTTGTACAAATCTTTTCCTCATTTATTATTTATTAAGCGGGTTGTAACAGCCAATCTCCCAAAGAAATTATCAGAAGATAATAATTCTTTAAAAGATAACGCTGAAACATCTTCTCCTTTCAGAGAAGTCCGTTTAGCAAACTCTAATACAGGACGATTTACAGCTATAACTGACTTAGATAAGTTAATCTTTACTCCCAATTGTTGACAAAACGATTGGTAGCGAAAGGCTATATCCGGGTCAAAAAGTACAAGATCATCTCCTAGAACAATGTATTGGTCATATCATTCCTTTCTGGAACATTTTCCTAAAGATTGGGCTAAGAATTGAATCATCATATGATGAGTCAAATTTAGCATTGCTCACGAAGATAATGCTCCCATCGGTTGACCAACCTCATATCTCAAAGATTGCAGAGGAATATTATA